AGTTCAGCTTTTCTGATAGACATTTTTCTCGCATCTTGAGAATCGCTTATTTCTGTTTTTATTCTTTCAAGATTTAATCGCTCGATTTCAACTTTGTTTTGATATTGAAGTTCAATGAGCTTTAAAGTGGCTTGGGGATCATTTTTTATTTTGGTTGCAAGATCATCGGGATTATTGATATCGCCCCCAAATGTGGAGGCGATTAGGTTTCCTATTTTCTCACCGGCTGATCCCGCGAGAATCCCTCCTAATAGAGGAGCTGATTTGGAGATTATTTTGATAAGCTCATCCATGATGTTTTCTTTATATCCTTATCGCTTGTCCAAGGAAAAATCCTTTCCTCTGGATCGTAGCTCTGTATGAAATCATTTTCGTTATATTTATATTCCTCTTTTTCTTGGTTCTTATCAACTGCATCAAAGTAATCGACTGTGTATGACATGTGTATTTCTCCTGTTATTTATAAATTATTTCATTGTTTGTGTTTATTTGTATTAAATGTAAATTTTGATCAAGATATTCTTTTAAAGATTCCAAAGAAAAAACAACAGATGAAATTTTTTTAAAAATTGCATCCAAAAATTCAATATAATCTTTGTTGCATGTATTTGTTTCATTTATTACAGCTTCTTTCAGCGATTTATAAAAAGAAACATAAGACTCCATATCTATTTGTATAATGTCAATTTTACTGCTCATTTTTATTTCTCCTATTGGTTTTTAAATAAAAATTAATAAGCCATCATTTTCAAAAGAATGGGAAACCATTCTTATTCTACAATCTGAATCGGATTTGAAAACTTCGGGTGTTCGGAAAGTAATTTGTATTTTTATACTATTATGCTTATAAGTCGTTAGACTTGCTCTATACCCTTCATTCTCATTTTCAGATTTTTTTATAAACCACTTCCTTTTATCTGTGCTATCTATGTAAAAATTAACTTTGTCTTTTTCTGTCAATTTTATTTTTTCTGCTATTTCTCGGCCGATGTAAATTTTAAGATGATTGGTCTTTTTGCAGAAAGACATCTTAACGCTGTTTTTAATAGAATTTTTATTTTGACAAGATTTTCTTATTGGTTCATGTTCTATGAATGTCATCCTTGATCTCCTTAATTTTTGATTCTTCATTTTGATTTATATTAAATTGACTTATATGAAAATTTACTAATTCCATTGCGTGTTTAACTGCCCAACTTTGATTGCATTTCCAAATTTTCGTTAAGTTTTCCAAAACTTTTAGCTCTTCTTGATTCAAGCAAAGATTGAGTCTTTTCACTGTTTTAGACATTTTTTATCCTTTTATTGGTATATACACATTACAGTAAAGCTATAATACATATTACAATGTGTAAAAGTAAATACCTATCATGAAATTATTTCACTTTATATTGAAAAAATAATGATTAGTGGAACATAATAAGAACAATTATTGCAATGGAGTTGCAAAGTGAAACCAGAAAAAGGAACTTCTGATTATCCTTTTAGAAAAGCCACCCCTGAAAAGCTTAACGCTATTATTTCTTCTATTGGTAATGGTTTGCCTGTCAAATATGCGGCCGGTGCCGAAGGTCTAACTAAAACTCAATTTTACAATCTCATTAATCGTGGTGAATGGGATTTAGAAAATGGTAATGAAGATAGCATGTGTGCACAATTAGTTGTCACTATGCGGAAGATGGAAAAAAAAAGAATAGAAAAGTGTCTTAGCGACATCATTTCAGACTCAAAAAGCCACAAAGGGGCTGAGTGGTTTTTAGAGCGAAGATACTGGCGTCAATTCGGAAGCAATGCACAAGTTAAAGAGCTTTCAGAAGAGATTGAAGCATTAAGGAAACAATTAAACGGAGCAAAACATCATGGAAAAGAAACCGAAGAAATTCATACAGAAAATGAAACTGAAGAAGGGTGCACTTCATAAACAAATGGGTATTCCCCTAGACAAAAAAATCCCTGAAAAAAAACTAGAAAAAGCAACTCACTCTAAAAATAAACTTTTAGCTAAAAGAGCTCATACAGCAGAAATGCTTAAATCCCTACCAAGAAAAAAATAAGGATATTCCATGATTTGCAAGGTATGCAATTATCCTAAAAGCCACGTTATTAAAACTAAAAGAACAGAAAATAATGACTCGACCTTTCGAAGGCACATGTGCATTAAGTGCGGGTTTCGATTCACTACTATTGAAAGACATACAAAGTACAAACGAAAAGGCAATGAATGGGAATTATATAGGGCATTAGGAAAATGAAATCGCTTGCTCAATGTAAGCGTGAATTTGATCTCTTAAAAGATTCCATTTCATCTCAACATTTCCAACACATCAAATTTGAAAAAGATAAGACAATTATTTATGCGCCCGATAAGAATAAAATTTACGTTCCTTCTGGTACTGGTAAGCTTCTCCACGATAGCGATAATTTTGTCAACTTGGTCATGGGTCCTTATGGTAGCGGGAAAACAACAATGTGTTTGCAACATATTGTCAGACAAGCCTGCTCAATGCCCTATTGGAGTTCAGGAAGGAGAAGATCGAGATGGGCAATCGTTAGAAATACTTCTGGCGAACTCTACTCAACAACCCTTCAATCATGGCTCACATGGTTTTCAGATTTAGGTGACGTTAATAAACGTCAAAAACCATTGCTTACTTATGAACATACGTTTAATGACGGAAAAGGGATTGTTGAGCTTGAACTCATCTTCATTGCATTAGATCGCGAAGAAGATATTCGAAAGATTAAATCGCTTGAAGTCACAGGCGTATATATCAATGAATTGTCGGAAGTTCCCCAAGGTGCTTTATCTCATTTCAAAGGCCGTGTTAATCATCGTTATCCTTCTCGAAGTTTCTGTAGCGATTATTATTGGTCTGGGATTATTGCTGATACAAATCCTCCGGATGTTGACCATTGGATTTATAGGGATTTTGAACAAAAATCTATTGATTCATATCGTATGTTTCACCAGCCAGCGGGACTAATAAAATCAGACGGAAAATGGATTGATAATCCAGATTGCGATAATTATGCAAACCTTCAGCATCAAGACAAGAATACTGGTCATATGAAGTTTGACTACTATACAAAGCTTGCTGAAGGACAAACGGAAGAATTCATAAAGGTTTATTGTTTAGGCGAATATGGAAGCGTAAGTTTTGGTAAGCGTGTCTATCCTGAGTTTAATAGTGATATCCATGCAGTAGATCATATTGATGCTATTCAAGGTGAGCCTATACATCTTGGATGGGATTTTGGACTAACACCTGCATGTGTTGTTATACAAATATCTCCTCGTGGTCAAATTAGAGTTTTAAAGGAATATCAAGGCGAAGATATGGGAATAAGGACATTTGCTAAAAACATTGTTATTCCTTCTTTGCAGCGTGATTTTCCCTATTGCAAAATAGGAATATCTCGTGCCGATCCTTCAGGTGTTGCTGGTGATGAAATCATGGAGGAATTAAGTTGCATTGGAGAGCTAAACTCACTTGGCATTGATACGCTTCCAGCATCTACCAATAAGATTGAATCACGATTAGGTGCAGTCAAGTATTATTTGAATATGATGATTGATGGAAGGCCGGCTATCATTTTTTCAAAGGAAGGATGTCCAGGCTTAATAAAGGGATTCATTAAGGATTACATCTTTAAACGAATAGCCATTAAGGGTGAAGAAAGATATCGGGAAGAACCAGATAAAAACATGGCGTCTCACAAACAAGATGCTTTACAATATTCATTACTTGAATTTGCATCGAATGTAATCATGGAAAGCAAAGCGCCTAAAGAGAAAGTAAATATGTATAATCCGGTGATGAGGGTGTTTTGATGAATGGTGAATCTTATAATCCTATTAAATGGATATGGGAAAATGTTGATCATCCAATGATAATTAGTAATGTATTTTTTCCAGAAGATGAAAAATGTTATAACCGTTTTGTTAAAAGAACAATAAGAAAAATAAAAATGCTTAATCGAATACGAAAAAGATGTTTAAATAAACGAAAGGATGTATAGAAATTAAAGGAGCTTAATCATGACTATTTTAAGTTTAAAAATGGACTTTCCAGGACAAATTGGCGTTGAACCTCGTTTAGGAAAATTACATGTAAATGATACTATCGCTCAGGCTACGGCTGCTGGATTTTTAAATACTTATGTTAAAAATACAAATACTGCAATTTTCAAAACAGATTCTATAGACGTTGCAGCGAGCGATGATACAAAACTATGCAAAGTTGTATTGACAGGAACGTCTATACAGCTTGTTGCAATCTAAGAAGTAGGCATTGAAGCTCATTTAAGACTAGTAATCGGCTAGATCGAAGAGCCTGTCATGTTGCCATTGGCGAGGTCTACAATTTCATAATGTTGTAGGCTAACGATAGAGGAATGGGTGAAAATCCCATCAATGCCTAAATATAATTTCATTAACCAAGGAAGGTTAATAATGGAACAGTACGCCGAAGAAAATTTCAAACAAAATCTCTCTGAAAAAGAACTCGAAGAACTTGAAGAAAGGCGAATCGAGCATCTCAATAAAGCAGGTATTGATGAAGATAAAGTAATACACGAAGCTCGCGAAGATGATGGTAACTGGGAAACTTATTTTCAGGAAAATATCACGCGTGGCAAAAGTGATATGGATTTTGTGTACAAAGATCAATGGAGCGATTATGAAAGAGAGGAATTTGCGCGTACATTTAAACCTTGCCTTCAGTTCAATAAGATTTATCCTGAAACAAAGAAAATAATCGGTGAACAACGTAAAAATAAACCCGAATTGATTGTTAGATCTTTAACTGGAAAAGCCACTCAAGCTGATCTTGATCTTAGATCAGATATTGTTAGAACTATCGCTTATCAATCGCAAAATGATTTGGTTTATCAAATAGCATTCAAATCAGCTTTAAGCATGGGATATGGTGCATTTCAGGTTTTAATTGATTATGAAAGCCCACGAAGTTTTAAGAAAGTAATTCGATATGATGCGATTACTGATGCAACACTTTGCTCTTGGGATATTAAAGCTAAAAAGCCTCATAAAGGCGATGGTAACTTTTGTTCTCGTCGTTACATTATGTCTCTTGATGAATTTTATGCAAGTTTTCCATTCATAACAAATCCAATTTCTTATCCTGATCCAAGACTTGTCGCAAATTTTCAGTATCAAGCAAAAGATTACATGGTGATTAATGATCATTTTAAAAAAGAATGGTTCCCATTAATTATTTATCAATTATCAAATGGCGATGTAGTTACTCAAGAAGAATGGAAAGAAAGAGAGAAAAGTTTTGAAGATTTAAAGGAATTTACCAAAGATACGATTACAGGTGAAATTATTGCGCGTGATATTCCTAAAATTATAAGTGAGAGACAAACTCAAGATTATAAAGTAATGCACTATAGATTACTTCAGAATCAAATTATTGATTTCACGGAATGGCCATCAAGACAACTTCCTATACCATTTGTAGATGGCGATAGTTATTTTATTGAAGGACGACAATATACCAAATCCTATGTTCATGAAGGACGCGATGCTCAAAAATTACTGAATTATTCTTTATGCGAAGTAGCAGCTGAATTAAAGAATAGAAGACGCGAACAATGGCTTGCGACACCAGATAATATTGCTGGTTATGAGCAACAATGGCGAAACCCTGAAACTCAAATGGGAGCGTTAATTGCAAGGCCTGATCCAAAAACTGCAATGATGCCCCAAAAAATGCCTGCTTGGGATGTATCACAGGGATTGTTTGTGACAGCACAGACTACAAGTCAATATTTGAAAGAAATATTGGGTGATACAGAATCAGAAGAATTAAGAGGTCGAGATGTATCAGGAAAAGCACGTCGTGAACGTAAACTTGAAACCTCAATGTCATCATATGTATTTTTTGACAATCTCAATGAAGCGATTGAACAAGGCGGAAGAATAGTTAATGATTTATTGCCATATATTTTTGGTGCTGATGAACATCATTTAACCGTAACAAGAAAAAATGGGAAAACTGAATCTCTTGTTATTAACCAAAAGCAAAATGATAAAATTGTTAATCAAGTCATTCAAGGTGATTTTGATGTTGAAATTGATGCAGGGCCATCATTCGCAGTTCAGAAGGAAATGGCGTTAGAATTTTTACAACAAACACTTCAAGCATTCCCACAGGCTTTTCCATTGATTGCTGATTTATGGGCTAAAAATCTTGATGTTCAGTTCATGCCTCAAATGGCTGAAAGATTTAAAACAATAGTTCCACCTGAAATTATAGCGAAAGAAGAAGGGAAAACACCTCCACCGCCACAGCCTAATCCGCAACAACAAATGATGCAAATGGAAATGCAAGCGCGTCAACAAGAGTTAATGGAACGTGCTAAAGAAATTCAAATTCGCGAAAGTAAAAATGAAATTGAGAAAGCAGAGTTGATGTTAAAAGCGCATGAAATGGGTATGAAAAATGTTCGTGAAGATAGAGCGCATCAAACTGAACTTGCAAAAGCGGATATGGATTTTTCAGCTAAAATCGCGAAAATTTTAAGTGATACTCATAAAAAACAATAGTTGAGGGCTATATCTGACCCTATTCAGTATTCATTTTGCGAGTAAAATAATTTTATACAGTAATGGATTTACTGGGACTACACAGAGGGTCGCGTTACAAAAGTAGTAATACTACTTATCTCTGGGGCAGAAAATTGCCAGTGTGGAGAAAATATGGATGAAGCTCAAAGTTTGCCAAGTCAGGAACAGGAAGGACTTGCAGATGAGGTGAATGAAAGTTTAGGGATGACTTCGGAATCAAGACCCGAGGACGCTGAGTCGTCAAATGCAGTCGGTGAACATGAAGAATTACCGAAGGGTGTGCAAGAGCGTTTAGCTAGGCAAAAACGCAAGCACGAGCGCGAGCTTAAGATGATGAATGAGAGAATTAATAATCTTCATTCACAGTATCAGTCGCAACTAAACTCTCAAAATTCACAACATCAAATGGCAAACAACTATAGTGCTGATAATACCAGTGGTGTAGAAGAGCATATTCACAAGGCAGTTAGCTATGCGCTCCAACAAAAGGAACTGGCGGAACGCAAGGCGCGTGAAGAGCAAATAGCTCATGCTAATGCAAATCATTATAGAGAGAAGCTTCAAGATTTTAATAAGCATCTTGAGGACGTCTCAGATAAATATGATGATTTTGATGATGTAGTAAGAGATGAGAAAGCACCTTTTACTCAAAGCATGATTGATGTTTCTTTACTTTTGCCCAGAAAGGGCGCAGGAAGCGCCGGTGAAGTACTCTACAAACTTGGTAAGAATCCGCAAGAGCTTGAACGCATATCAAAACTCCACCCAATGGATATGGGCGCAGAAATGGTGCGATTGTCTAATGCTTTGATCGGTGGTGAGTCTTCTAAAATGCAAGAATCTCGACCGCTCGGACAAATCAAAAGCAATCCAATAACCAATTCTCGTTCTATCACAGAAAAGACACCGATAAGTGAAATTAGGAAACAAATGCGGATGAAAGAAGGTTTGAAATAGTTTTCAACCTTTTGTCAATTCTTAACATGGATGGAGAGCCACGATGGCAAATCAAATTTTAACTACACAGCTCATTTCTAATACAGCTTTAGCGACTTTCGCCAACAATTCACCATTTACACAGACAGGTAGTAGAATTTTTAACCAGGATTTCTTAAATACTGGTTATAAAGTTGGTGATTCGATTCAAGTACGACGCCAAAACAATTTTATTGTTGGTGATGGTTCTACTGCAACACCTCAAGACATCATTGAAACGGTCGAGACGATTACAGTAGCGCACCAATATCACACCATGATTGCTTACACGATTAAAGATTTAACGTTAAGCATCGGTGATTTTAATCGAATGTTTATTCAGCCTGCGATTCAAAACATCATTTCCCAAATGGAAATTGATATTAATCGTGCCGCTGAAACAGAGATTTATTCATTTGTTGGAAATGCCGGAACGCCCATTAATAGTTTCCAAGTAGTAGATCAAGCCGGTGTTGAGCTGCTTCAGAAATCCGTCAATATCTATAATGATGCTTATGGGGCGATTACTTTACGTGATGGTAACTCTTTAAAATCGTCTTTATTAAATCAATTTACACCCGTATTTAATGAAGAGATTGTAAGAAATTCTGCAATCGGTCACTTATCTTATTTTGATATTTTCCAATCTCAAAATATTGTAAGGCACGTGGCTGGTGCTGGACCAACCAATTTTCCGGGCGACCCATTATTAGTTAATGGTGCTGTTGCTTCTGGAAATACGATTGTATTAGACGGTGCAACGGCATCTATTGCAAATTACTTTTTACCGGGTGATTTAATTTCTATTGCTGGTGTATTTAGTGTTAATAGAATTTCACGAATCTCTACTGGTCAGGACATGCAATTTGTAATCACGTCTCCTGCATCTTCTGATGCTGGTGGAAACATTACAATTCAAGTGAGCCCAACGATTATCAGTTCGACTTCGAGCCCATTGCAAAATGTTAGCAACCCAATTCCAGATAATGCAGTTGTTACAATGATTCCTTCATATAATAACAACGTGTTTTATCCTTCTCGCGGACTTTCTATTGTCACACCGCCATTGAATAAATTGCAGGTTCCTTATTCTTCTATTGCAATTGATGAAGAAACTGGACTTTCACTTGCAATTACTCAATCTGGCGATATCACGGCATATCAGAACTATATGCGTTTGGATGTTCTTTGCGGTTTCAAATGGCATCCTGAATATGTGACAAAATTATTGTCTTAAGGAAATTTTAGATGTCAATTTATTGTGTCTATCACAGAAAACATGCAATGCGTGTTGTGAATGAAGAAGATAGAAAAAAATTATTGTCATCTAAAGAATGGTTTGATCATCCTATTAAAGAGGGAACTGAAAATGAAAGACCACTACGGAAATGCACAAGGAAAGGGCGCAGCGAATGCAATGCACCAGCAAAAGATGAATGAATCGCATCATGAGTCGAATAATGAATTCATTAAACGAACTCAAAATATGCAGGAAAAATTTGCTGGTAAAAATCCTGAATTGAAACAAGAGTCTTTAATGATGAGTTCATACATGTGCAATAACGGTGAGCATGCTTCTGAACTCGGAAGAAAAGTAACGGCAGGATTAGATAAGACTGCTTTCCCTGTAAAGTAGACATTCATTACAGGAGGGTCTTGATATGGCTCAGATCGTCAAGACTGTTAATGATGTCATTGTCAATGCCTTATATCTGACTGGGGAGCTCGGAGTAGGTGAGACCCCAGATGGATTTATGCTCGAAACAGGGTTAGACTTGTGCAATGAGATTCTTAGTAAATTCTCATCGGATAGTATTTACGTCACTTTTCTAACCGCAATTGATTTTGATTTTGTCGTAGGTCAAGATACTTACTCTATCTCAGACATTGTCCCTTCCGATATTACTCAAGATAGAGTAATTGACCTTTCGTTTGCTAATTATGAAGTTCCAGCAGCATCTACAACAAAATTAATTTATCCGATAAAAATTATTAATAAGGCAACTTATTATAATGTTACACGTCAAACAAATTTATTGGCGCGTCCTAGTTTTATTTTTTTAAATAAACAGGCAACACAGAGTTTTGTAACAGTTTATCCAATTCCTGACCAGCCATATCATTGTACGCTTCAAGCAAAAGTGATGATTAATTCACTTACTAATCAGGATAATTTATTAGAACTCTCTCCATTTTATTATGGATTTTTAAAATATGCAGTTGCTCGTAAATTTCTTGCTTATTACCCTTCTGCTAATTGGCCACAACAAAATGAAGATGAATATCAAGATTATTATCAGATATTGAAGAATGTTAATGAAACTGATTTAACGATTAGACCTACATTAACGCTCACTATTCGTCGAAGCTTCTTCTGGGCTAACATTTTGAGTTTCCCATGATACCGGCCGTTGATTTTGACATTGTTGGAAGTTTCAATAATCAAAGAACCAGTGAAATTGATTCTGAACGTTCAATTAATTTATTCGAATATATTGATCCATTGGGTAAAAAACAAAAATCTCTTGTTGCAACATCGGGAATATTAAATACTAATTTTTCATTTCCCGGTGCAATGAATGGATTTCGCGCACAATTTACATTTAATAATATCGAATATTCAGTTATTGGAGATCGTGTTTATTCAAGAGATACAAACAATAATATTTTGTTATTAGGTGTTTTGGGCACATCATTTGGCTATGTTGGCGTTGATGCTAATACTTTTCAGGTTATTTTTGTCGATGGTCAGAAAGGTTATATTCGAGATACGACAGCTCTCACATTTTTGCCTATTACAGATACTGCTTTTCCTCCCAATCCAATTGATGTCTGTTATTTAGATGGGTTTTTTGTTGTTGCGCATGGAAATACGAATCAATTTCAACTATGTATGTTTAATCAGGGAATGGTTTGGGGGCCAGCAAGTAATCAAGTAACAACTAATATCGGATTATTACCAGATCAATTGATTATTGGCGTGAGCAATTTACCAAATGGTACTGCAAATACTTTAAATTATGCGACCGGTGTTCCAGTCACTTTACAGATTGGTGCTGGTGGAAGTTTGGCGGGTACGGGATTAGTTGCAGGACAAGTGTATTTCAGCATTTTAGTTGATGCTACACATATTAAATTAGCACTTACTTATGATGATGCAATCAATAATATTCCTGTAAATATTACAGCAAATATTACACCGATTATTAATTTAGTCAGTGAAGGGCAATTGCAATTAGGAACGATCACAACGCATCCCGGAAATATTGTTGCATGCAGAACATTACATCGAAGATTATTTTTATTTAGCAGTTTTTATACAGAGGTATGGGAAAATGCTGGAGTTGGTACTAGCCTGCCATTTCGCCGAAATAATAGTTTACTTATTGAGTATGGCACTCCTGCAATTGGAAGCATCTCAGTAGGATTTGATAAAATGTTTTTTCTATCACAAGATCGAGATGGTTTGGGATCAGTGATGGAAGTAATAGGAACGCAAGCAGTTCCAATCAGTAATCGAGCACTTGATTTTCAACTAGCACAATACGCAGAAGTTAATCAGATATCTGATTGTCGGGCTTTTTTGATAAAAGAAAATGGAATCATCTTTTATCGGATGAATTTTACTCTTGCTAATCATACCTATGTTTATAATGTAACTCTAAGCAATCCAACCGCAGAACAGACAAAATATTGGCATGAAGAAGAGGTTCTAAATGGCAATAGGCATCCTTCTCAAACACACTCTTATTTCAACGGTAAAAATTATGTTGGTCATTTTAGCAGTCCTGTTCTTTATCTTATTGATAATAGCATTCATACAAATGATGGTGAAGTCATCAGGCGCGCTAGAATTGTTAGGCCGATTGTTCCGCCTGGATATCAAAGATTAAAAATTCATCGTTTACAAATCGATTTATTGCAAGGCACATTAAACGATACTGATGACACGCTTCAAGAATTTAACTTACAGACAGAAGATAATTTTGATTTATTAACAGAAGATGGCTTTAACATTCTTCTCGAACAAGAATTACCAATTAATGATCCAACACCACAATTTATTTACTTATCCATTTCAAAAGATGGAGGTCAAACTTACGGATATAAAGTTAAAGCGCCTCTCGGAAATGTGGGTCAAAGATCAGCTCGCACATTATGGAGAAAGTTAGGAACGATACCAAGGGGACAAGGATTTGTTGCCAAGTTTGAATATTACGATGCAACTCCTTTTGTCATTTTAGGTGCTTCATGGGTCATGGAAGTTTGCCCGGAGTAAAAAGATGTCAAACGATTTTGACGAATTACCTGTTTATGATGAATTAATCGAGCAGGGCACAAATAGGCTATCAAATATATGGGTTGGTGCTCTTTCATTTTTTATAATGAACATTAAGGATTATTTAACGCAAGGCGGTATTTTATTACCTCAATTAACTACAACACAAAGAGACCAATTGGACTCGCCTCAAAATGGGCAAATGATATATAATACTACGCTAGGAACAGCCCAGTATTTTAAAGCAGGAGCGTGGGTTTCTTTCTAATCTCATAAGGATATGAGTTATGGCAATGAGCGGACTAAATCTAAATTTTTCTGGCCCTTCTTCTGTTGGACAAGGCGCTAACTTAGGTTCTTTAAATCAGGGTTTTCCATATAGAGGTGCGACGGCTGGCGCTGGAATTGGAAATATTCTCTATGGATTATTTGGTGATGCAGGTTCTCCTTACGAAGATGCTTCTAAATATTTAGAACAATATTTACCTCAAGCGCAACAATATCAAAAACCATTCTATGAAGCTGGAACCGCTGCAATTCCTGAATATCAAAAATGGCTTCAAGGAATGCGCAATCCATCAGGTTTTATTAATAATTTGATGGGACAATATCAAGAATCTCCTTACGCACAGAATCTTCAAAGACAAGCACGTCAAGGCGGCATTAATGCAGCATCAGCAAGTGGCCTTACTGGCAGCACACCATTCGCACAACAAATGGCACAAACAGCTGGGAATATATCAAGCCAAGATATGAATCAATGGTTACAAAATGTATTGGGCATAAATACACAATATGGTGCTGGACAAGCTGGAATGATGGGGATGGGACAAAATTCTGCAAATGCTTTGACTAATTTAATGAATGAATACATGAAAAATCAAGCGCAATTACAGTATGGTCAAGGACAAGCTGATCAAGGTCAAATGGGTTCGTTATTTGGTGGATTAGGGCAATTAGCAGGTTCATTATTTTTTATGTAAAAGGTGATATATGGCATTAGATATTCCTTTACCAGCACCACCACCAGGTGGATTTTATGGTGGAATGACCGCGGCAAATAAACTTGCTCGACAGTTTATGGAGAATCAATATTATGGCCCAAATATTGAATCTGAAATGGGGTATAGAAATGCCTTAGCAAAAGGTCAAAATATTAAAAATCAATATTTACCTCAAAAATTGCAACTGGCGAATGCTTTTCAACAACTTCAGAATCAATTTTATGCTCCTAATATTCAATCAGAAATTGCTAGTAGAAATGCTTTAGCAAATAGGCAAAATATTGAAAGTCAATTTTTGCCTGAAAACATAAGATCACAAATTTCAAATAGAAATGCTTTAACCCAACAATATGAAACTATGACGCCCCTTAAAGCTCAAGAACTTGAGCAAAAAAATAAATTTTATCCTGAATTGACCCAAGCCGATATTGCTCAAAAAAATGCTACGGCTAATTTTAGAAATATGGGTGGCGGCAGAATGGGAGTAGATCAACAAGCCATTCAGGGTCTTAAAAATCAAATTATGCAAGATAATCCTGGAATGGATTTTCAAATAGCTAATCAAATTGCTGGCGCTGCACTCTCTGGTGAAAATGTTTTACCGAGTGGTGAGCAAATTCCAAAGTTATCAGGAACAGTTCAAAGCATGTTAGCAAACATAAATAAAAAACATAGTACGGCTGCCATTCAAAATCAAGCTGCAAATATGGATATTTTATCAAAAGATATGAATGATATTGATATTACGCCTATATCTAAATTTGCAGGACTTCCTGGGAAATTAGATTATGCAGCATATGTTTCTGATATGGCATCAGGTCGTGAAGTGCCTCAAGAATTTAGAGATTATTTAACATTTAAAAATGTTATTTCTACATTTGCACAGGATTCAATGAGAAAAGGTTTTGGAACATCTGTGGTGCCGGGATATGTATTTGCAACCTTAGGAAAAGCTTCTAATCCTAATTCTACGTGGTGGTATGACCCAAAACAGGTCATAAAAGATTGGAATGCTACAAAGGGTTGGATAAATAAAAATGCCCAAAGTTATAAAATTAAAGCTGAAAAAGGAGCAACAGCAGATATTTCCGAACCTATGAAAAAAGCAACGCTTCGTTATAATCAACAAACAGGCGATTTTGAGGAAATAAAATAATGCCTATGATTGAGTTGCCTAACGGGCAAAATGCAGAATTTCCTGATACGATGTCATTAGATGACATTAAATCTGCTATTTCAAAAAAATTCCCTCCTATGCAAAAATCTACTACTGGAACACAACAACCTGCATTAAATCCAAGAATTGAAGAATTTAAAAAAGCGACTGGAATTGGAAGTACGCCATTTTCAAACTTAAGAGATTTATTAGGTGGTGTAGCAAAAGCAGGTCAAAATATTGGTGAATTAGCAGCACCATTGAGAAAATATATTCCAGAATCTATGAAAGTATTTCCTGATGTTAATGCTCAAAAAGTAATTAGCAGTGAAAATCCTAATCCTTTATTACAAATGATAGGACAATATGCACCGTCTGCAATGTTTGGTGGGGCGTTAGGACAAGCAATTGGTCGATTTGCTCCTTCAATTTCATCAGCGTTAGGCGGATCAAATTTATTGGGACAAGCCGCAGGACAGGGTCTTTATGGTGCTACACAAGCACCAGAAGGCGAAAGATTAAAGCAAGGATTAGAGGAAGGTTTAGGGACTTATGCAGGGGGAAAGTTATTGCCAGCCGCATATCAAGGCGCAAAAAATGTTTTAAATTATTTACAGCCTGGAAAGGCCGCTGAAAATTTTATCCAAAAAATAGGTGGAACTATGCCTAGAACTGAGCAAATAATTCCTTGGGATGTTAATTCACATCGTATTTCTGGAATTGAGCAAAGAATTCCTTCGGATATTAATACCCGACGAATCGCCGAAACGTTAAAAACTTCTGTTGAAAATCAAATGGCATCTGCACTTCCCCATAAACAAAAAGTTTTAAATGAAATTGGCAATACTGATATTTCTGAATTACCTGGCTTTAATATTGAAAAAGTGGCACGATTATTTAATAAAGACTTAGATAATATTGGAAAAAATCAAGTTAATTCATTTAAAAACGCATTAAATGATTATAAAAACGATCAAAATTTTGAAAGATTTGTTAATCGATCTGAAAATATTTTAAAAAGTGAAATTCCTAAAGAAAAACTTAATAAATTAGAAGATATGATATCTCAAAGAAAAACACAATATGAATCAAACGAAGATATCTTTAATGATTATGATAAAAGATTAAGAAATGTACACAATGAATTTATGAAAGATAAAAGTTTATCTAATGCTGATCGATTAATTCAAGAATTAAACGATCGTATTTTTTCTTATAAAGATTTGCAAGCTGTTCGAAATTTACCACCAACTGATGCTGAAAAATTAAAAGATTTTGAATCAGTAAAAAAAGACTTAATTCATGATATGGATACTCATATGGAATCCAAATCTCCAGAATTACAAAAAGAATATCAAACTTATAGAGAAAAATGGGCTAAAAATGTAGAGACTTATCATTCCGATCCTATTCTGAGGAAAATATCTCAAGGTCAAACTCAAGGAATCACTCCGTCTGAATTAAAAAATGTGTTTTCTCATCCCACTAAAGAGGTGAAAAAAATATTGGGCGATTTACCTGATGAAACTAAAAATTACATCATTTTTAATGAATTAACTAATATTAAGCCCAATGATGCCAAAGGATTAGTGAATGCCTTAAATTCATTAGAACAACATAAAGGTTATAGTGAAATGATAACGCCTGAAATGAAAGAAATTAAAAATAAATTAAATAAACAATTAACATTTCAAAAAATAGGAAAAGCAACTGGAATAGGAGCGCTGGCATTAGGTTCTTTAGGCGGTCTTGGATATGGAATAAATAAATTAAGGAATGCTTTTAATCAATAATAGATAGTTAAATTATGTGTAATATATTAGAATAGTGTTGATTTTTTACAAGGATGTGAAAAATGGCTGTAACTTTCAGCTTAGCGCCCAATCCTAAGTGGTACTTTACGGATATGACGGGTAAACCGTTAGGCGGCGGCTTTATGGCTACTTTTCGCAATTTAGACCCCACCGTTATAAAGTTAGTTTTCAAAGATGTAGGCGGTCTTTTTCCTTGGCCTTATGTTTTAATCCCAAATCTTTTCCCCACATTAGGCATACAAATTGATGAAAATGGTACACAAGGGCCATTTTATTTTGAATTTGATTCATCATTCCCTGAAGACAGTTACTTTTTAGAGGTTTATGACTCTGAAGGCGTTCTTCAATGGACGATTGAAAATTTCTTCCCTTCAAGCGGAGGAGGAGGAACAGTTACCGATGCCATCGATCTTGAAAATATGGTGGTTAATAATGTCTTTTGGAGAAATACAGGGAATACTGCAAGCCCAATTGGACAAACTTTTGTTCCTTTAGCGCCTAGTGCACATGCAGGTCTTGCCTTAACTGCTTCTCAATTTGGCCCTGATATTGTCTTTATAAAAGATTCAGCTATTGCAACAGATCAGATTCAATTCAAAAATTTTAACCTTGGTGATACGCCATTTAATAATGATGTGACGCCAGTTCAGTACTTGAATTATACGTCGAATGCCGTTTTAGGTGAAAATTTCAAATATGTACAATTTCCCATTACATCAGGCGTTCAGAATTTAAGTAGCAAAACTTTAACTTTTACGATTTGGGCTAGAACAAATGGAGGCGGCAATCCCAATTTAACTTGTCAGTTAGTGCAGTTTTTTGGAGATGGGCCGAGTGCCTCACCGGCTGTTATCGTACCTATTGATGTTTTTACACTTACGAATCTTTGGGAAAAACAAGTACAAACAATTACGACTCCTACTCTTGCAACTAAGGTTTTAGGTGAATGTCGCAATGACGGATTGTTCTTGCAAGTACGTTATCCGGTGGATGCGGTAGTCGATATTGATTTTGTAAAGCCTTGTTTATATGTGGGTGAAATACCACCAGATGAACAATTTGAAACTTACGATATGATTGATGCGGTAATTAATTCTTATCGTACAGGTGATGCAAGAACCACTATTAATGATTTTCAATATGGATATGTCAAAATGGATGACGGGACGATTGGGTCACCAACATCAGGTGCCAATAATCGTGCTAATTTTGATACTTTTCCGCTTTATAATTTAATCTGGAATAATATTGATCGTTTATGGGCACCTGTTGTTGGCGGTGCAGGGCTCAATGCCGTCAATGATTTTGTAGCTAATAAAGCCATATTTATGACCCGCGCATTAGGTCGAGTTTTTGCAGGGACTATCAATACTCAAACTACTCAATCATTTACGGCAGATTTTACAACTGGCACTTTGACGGTAGGTTCTACAGCTAATATGACATCGGGTGTACCGGTGAGATTAAATGCAGGCGGTGTGCTTCCTACGGGGCTTTCATCGGGGATTACCTATTACGCTTCTATTACGGGCGGAACAACCTTGAGACTTGCAACTAATGTGCAAAACGCAATTGCTGGGGCTCCCGTTGTTCCTTTCTCTGATAATGGAACACCGCCTAATTTCCTCGTATTTCCGGCTTATATGCCGGGCGAATTTACAGGCGAGGAATTACATACCTTAACGATTGCAGAAATGCCAAATCATAGTCATCCGGGTTCAACAGTTGTTCTCGGAAGTGATTTAAAGGCTAATGGCGGTGAGCAATGCTGGTCAGGGGCTGCGCCTGCTAATCAACCATTAGTTAATGTGGCGCCCCAAGGTGGAGGTCAAGGACACAATACGCTTCAGCCTACTACATATATGAATGTATTTTTGAAGTTATAGGGAGATAACGAATGGCTTCGCAACACATACAAGTTATACCGCCTTTGGATGGGAATTTATTTACAGGGCCAACAAGGATGATTGGCGGTGCAGGCAGAGTCATTACACCTACTTTAGATGTTCCATATGGCGAAAAAATGCGACTTATCTATGTGGGCTCAGCAGGAACGATATCTTATCAACAATGGGATGGAACGGATGTTACTTTACCGGGATTAATACCATTTCAATTTCATGAAATTTTATCGCTCAGAATTAATAGTGTAGGGACAACCGCGACAGGAATAAGGGTCGCTAGCTAAACAATAGTCATTTGACAGGGAGTTAACATGGCACTTCAAGAATATAATATGAATTTTGCATTGACTGCGGTTGATGTTGTTTCCGATGTAAATCTTGTTGGAACTTATAATAATGGCCCATTAAATAATGGGGTGGAATCCTTTCTTACTATTCCTCTCAATGTATTTAGCATTGATAGCAAAACAATAGAAATCGGAACAGAAATATTATTAATTGGACAAACTAATAAAAATGAAAATGGCATTTATATTTGTATTCAAACAGGCGGAATATATAGTTTCAGTGTAATTAAAAGAAGAAATGATTTTCATTCAGTCGAACAAATAAAAGCTGGACAATATATTTCTGTTGGCGATGGAATTCTAAATAAAGGTTCAATATATTGCGTTGTTAGTCCTATTCCTAATTTTTTAGGCATTGATGATTTAATATTTATTACTGCTTCAAGCAATTTTAAAAGAAGTGAATTTGATTTTACCAATTTCACAGGAAAAGAAAATTTCGATAATCTAGTTATATTGTCAGGAAATTACAATAATTTTACGAATCCCATCAATAATCCTATTTCAAATACACCACAATTAGTTAATGAAGCAAATATTTTGGAAATGAATGGAATTACAAAGGGATTTGCTGTGGGTACAGCAAGCCTCTTCCTTGGTCATGGCACTTTTACATCTGATGCAACTGTCATCTCATCAGGTACAGATATTAATTTGGGGGATGCTACTGTAGATGGAGCAGCAATTATTGGCAGACTTATAAATATCATGCCAATTGGGACTCCTACCAATATTTCAAATGTTATACCAGATTTTATCATTAATTCTAGCGGACTTACTTTACCAGCTTTTAAACGATACAGCGGGGACGCTTCTTTTTTCTTTAGTGCAGAAGGCGTTTCAACTTATGTCGTAACCGCGGGTGTTGGCGGTGGTCAAGCGGGTGATCCCGGTGGATGTAATGCACAGGAAGTTTTACTTATTTCAATAAATGGAAATACAAGATTTATTCCATTATTTGACACTAATTAATTTTATTTATAAGGAGATTTAAAATGTCAGGATTGCAACAATATAATTTCGATCAAGAATTATCACCATGTCGTGTGGCTATTGCAGCAGCAAATCTCTCATCTTTCACAGGGTCACTTGCTAATGGTGTTTATCGAAATGGTAATAATGGAATTGGTGCAACTATTACTTTTCCAGCATTAATAGTAACAATGGATGGAGTGGTCATCCAAGTTGGTGATA